ATACCAATATTGCTAACCAAAATCTCATATCTAGTGCCGTTTGGACTAGAAATAATTAGTCTGTTTGGAGGGGTTATCTTGCGAGAGCCAATCTCCACATCCTGATTACGCTTGTAAATGTTTGTATCTTCAGACTCAATGATCCTGCGAACATTAGCCTGATCTCTAAAATCATAGGCAGGAGTAGGGCTAGGGAGTTTCAACGCATACCTCCTGGCTTGCCATCCAATCGAATAGTTCCAACACGCCAATCAGTATTGATGTTTCCTTCAATCTTGACTGCAATCTGTCTACCAGTAATACGTACAGAAGTAGGCGTATTCATGGTGTATGGACCATAGTTATATTCTGCAGCATTGGGATAAAACTTGGTGCTAAAGCTAGCTTTTACATCACCCAAAGTGTTCTCATCAGGAACCAAGCCAACAATGTTAATTACTCTGTCGCCAGAAGCCAACTCTACAGGTCCTGACTCAGCAAATGGAACAACTGAGTCGTATGTAAAACCAGTTTCGTGGTCATATACGTAAGAATCAGATGAAACCATCATTGGCTTATTAAATACACCAGAATCAGTACCGCAAGTCCTACCAAAGCTACCAATAGCCCAATGGTTCTCACGATAGTTGTAACTTACATAGGAATCATTCTCAACACTGGCTGAACTTGGATAGAACCACCAAACTTCACCATACATTGAGTTATGGACACAGTAAACTTTAGAAGCTTGTTGATAGTTAATGTTGTTAAAGATGTAGTCACCAACATCACACGGCAAAGGCTTAACAAAGCCATCAAACATCCAGAATCCAGACTTTGACATCCAAATAGCTGAATTGTCAGTAGCCGCTACTGCTTGACGGGAAATAACACCACATCCAGTACCAATACGCTCAAATCCATAAACGTATGGTGGGCCAATATAAGTAGCTGAATGGACATCTACATCAGTAAACAAGATGGTAGCACCACGAACTCGCTTGCCACACATTAAAGAACCTAATGTGGTCAGGTCAAAGTCACCAGCTTGATTGGTAGCACTAGGTGTCCAAGTCGTATTGTTTTCTTGGTCAGACCATTGCACTTTACGAGGATTACCACCTGCTCCAAGAGCAAATAAGAATCTTTCTTCAGTAACAACTAAACCAGAATTGCTAGTTGGTGCATTTGTAATAACTGCAGCAACAGTGCTAGTATTTAACTGCCATTCGTAAAGCTTGCCATCAGCGTTAGAACAAGCATTTAGATATTGACCCCAAGTATCCATACTCCATGTAGTAGCAGGAGTGTAGGAGCCAGTATCTGGTCTAGCAATACCATATGACGATGTTCCATATGTACCATAGCCATATCCTAGTTTTGCATCAGCATTGGCAATGCCAACTGTAAAAGAAGTTGGAGTAATGTCGTATGGAGTACCGCCTTCATTTAAAGCATATAACTTTGAGTGAGTGCCAATAGCAGTCCATCTAAGGTTACTGTTATCACGCCAAGCAAGTATTCCACGGGCAGAACCTGTTAACTGGTTGGGAGATCTCTTTCTCCATCCACCAATAGGACGTATTGTGTTCTGATACCAACGCACCAAATTAGAAGCGTTCCAGCGTCCCTTAGATTGGTACTCAGTACCATTCTTGTAAACACCTGCAGGGATGTTTAGTGGGATATACATTTATGCAATACCCCAGATGCGAACTTGACCTGCGCCACCCGCACCACCCGCACCACCTGCAAAGGCAGTAAATCCTGCTCCACCGCCTCCACCACCACCGCCTGGGAATCCACCTGCAGCACCAGCTCCTCCATTACCAGTTGTAGATGAACCACCGCCTCCACCACCAGAGGCCATGCCGTTGGCTAATGTTGCACCTGCAGTACCCGCAACAGTTGCAGCTCCACCTGCACCACCACCACCACTACTAAATGACATAGAAGTTCCACCAGCACCACCTGCTGAACCAGGTGCGCTTCCACTCCTATTACCTCCTCCTGCACCTCCTGCACCAGAGGAATGGATTGAACTACCACCAGAACCGCCTGCAGTATAAGAAATTCCACCACCGCCACCACCCCATGTAGCTGAATTACCTGCTGCACCACCGCCAGCACCAGTGTTTGTCAAGAATGATGCTCCATCAGATGGTGTTGCAAATGTAGCAGTTATAGAAGGAGCACCACCATTGCTTGCTGGATATGTAGAACTAGAAGATGTGCCGTTAGAACCTGCACCTCCTTGACCACCACCACCGCCACCATATGAATAATTGGGGAATGTAGTATTACCTGCTACACCTGCACCACCGCCATATGCTTTAACAATACTTCCAATAGATGAAAGTCCACCTGCTGTAGCCGCAGCTCCTGCAGCACCAACAGTAGCAGCTACGGAATCACCTGCAGAACCAAAATATGAAAATGGATAGCTGCTAATAAATCTGGAACCTGCACCACCGCCAGAACCACCAGTTGGTCCATTGGTTGTAGTATCACCAACACCACCTGCTCCACCGCCTCCACCACCTGCAACAACGTCAAATCCTAGTTGTGAATAGCCAGGTGGTAACGTAATAGAAGTGGTAGAAGTAAGTGTTAAAGCAAATGTGTTGATAACAATAGACTTAAATGAAGTTCCGTTGCACATCAACAAGCGAACTTCTTTTGGATACATGATGAAACTTGTCAACCCATCAATAGTTTCTGAACTATTTGGATCTAAAGTTAAGTTACCAGTTCCAGAATTACCAATGTAGCACCACCATCCTGCACCCAATGTTGCAGCAGCAACAAAGGTCTGCGTAAAAGTGCCACTTGTTATGTCAAAATAGTAACCATTGTCAGCAAGACCTAATGCTGTGTTTGAAGTTCTTGTCGCAACAGGAATTGAAAAGTTTGTACTAAGGGGTGATAAAAGAAAGTTAGTGCCATCTGATTTAACGTAATAACCTGCAGCACCTGCAGAAGTTAATCCTGTTCCACCATTTGCAATAGGCAGAGTACCAGTTACACCAGTGGTTAGTGGTAATCCAGTAAGGTTAGTCGCAACACCAGATGTAGGCGTACCCAATAATGGAGTAACCAATGTTGGTGAAGTATTTAAAACTACTGAACCTGTACCTGTTTTAGTTCCTACACCAGTACCGCCTTTGGTAACTTTAAGCAAAGGACCAGTATCAAACAAAGCATCAATGGTGTCTAAGTCTGTATTGATCTTAGTACCCCAAGTATCGCTTGATGCGCCTACTTCTGGTTTAGTAAGACTTAAATTTGTGGTTGTTGTATCAGCCATAATGACCTCTTAATTTACTGTTGCCCAAGTCTCTGATTGATCTGAAACATCAGTCCAACTTTCAGAAACGTCTGTAATTGTTGTCCAAGTCTCTGCAATATCATCTTCATTTTCCCATTTACGTCTACCAGATGCGGTAACGCTAGATAGGGCAGATGAATTTGCAGATGCTAGGTATACAGCCACACCATTAGTGGATACTGTACTCTCTGGGAATATAACAATTATCGTAGAAAAAACACTTACTGCATATGCAGTAGCATTGGAAACTGCTTGAATATCTGCTCTTCCACCTGCACTGTAATTTGCACTAGTCGCAACTGTAGAAGTTGTAGCACTTGTGGCAGCTCCAGCACCTAAATAGATAGCACTTGCAGTAACTGAAGTAACAGCATCTACATTTGCAGACGCATCTTTAAAGCCACCAACAAGTGACGAAAAAGGAGCTTCAGATAGTGCGTAAAAGCCAAACATTATTTAAGATGTCCGTTTCCACCTAGCCATGCAAACAAGGCTACTGTTCCTAGTCCAACTACCCAAAAGAACTTTTTAACAATGCTTTCGCCAATGCTAATATAAACATTCTCTATGACTTTTTCAGTAACTTTTTCAACTAGAAGTTCTAGTTGCTCATCAGTAAGTACAATATTATTTGCCATGATCTTATGCAGAAGCTGCCTGTAAAGGCGCAAGATCTTCTGTTGTCCAATAAGTCTTAGCCAACATGATTCGTAAATGCTCTTTGTTACGTGATAGGCAATCAGCCCAATCAACATCACTCATGCCTTCTGGCTTGACACCATTGATTAGGTTGACGCTATCCATTGCAGCAGAGTAGTGCTTTGCAATTTGTTCTGGTGTTTGTGTATCAGTAATCATTTTAGTCCTTATGGATGAGTTGCTTTGTATGCGTCAAATTCTGCTTTGAGTTCTTTGATAGCGTTAATCATGTACCAAGTCAGGTTATCTGCGTTAACAGTCATAACACCAGTTGATTCAGTCTTAACACAATCAGGTAAAACAGATTGCAACTCTTGAGCAATCACACCAAGTTGAACACCTGACTTTAAAATTGCATCTGTAGGTTTAAGTTCTGCATCAACTTCGTCTGCAATACGATATTCAAAGTTACGAACACGGATTGAGTTGATTGCACTTAATCCAACTGTGTTATCTACAATGTTTTTCTTCAAACGCTGGTCAGAAGTTATAGACCATGTTGCTGAGTTTGCGCTGTTGTAAGCACCAGAAGTTCCACCAACAAAGAACGTCTGATTTCCCTTTGCAGCCATGTTGTAACCAAGTACATATTCTGCACTTACAGTTGCACCGCTTCCACGACAATATGCCCCAATAAATGCGCTTTGGCTTCCAGTTGTTAATGCAGTTGAATACTGGCCAGCTTGATAACCAATAAACAAATTTTCACTACCGCTAGTACATGAATAACCTGCTTGATAACCCATACCAAGATTGGTTACTCCTCCAGATTGACTGTATAACGCTTGATAACCTACAGCGGTATTGGCAGATGAAGATGTATGGTTATACATCGCTTGATAACCCAAAGCAGTATTAAGTTCTCCTGTAGTATTTGAGTAAAGTGATTGGTAACCTATAGCGGTATTGAAAGATGCTGTGGTGTTATTAGCAAGCGCACCATGTCCAATCCCTGTGTTATTAGTTCCTGTAGATAAAGAATACAATGAACTTAAGCCAACACCTGTATTCTTAGTTCCACTAGTACAACTAAATAACGACTCTCTTCCAATTGCAGTATTTTGGTCACCAGTTGTATTATTTTTAAGCGCAACATAACCAAAAGCACTGTTATATGAACCAGTAGTTGTTGCATATCCAGCTTGATAACCAAAAAATGCTTGCTCAGTTCCTGTTGTATTACTATATCCAACTTGATAACCTACAGCAGTATTGTTAGATGCTGTAGTGTTTGAGAAAAGAGATTGACTCCCCAGACTAGTATTATTTGAACCTGTTGTATTTTGGGTTAAAGCAGTATGACCAACCGCAGTATTGTATTCACCTGAAGTATTACTTTGCGCTACTCTCCAACCCACACCAGTGTTGTATGAGCCTGTTGTATTTGCGGTAAATGCTTCAGAGCCAACGGCAACAATACGTTCACCTGATGTATTGGCTAACAATGAATTATCGCCAACAGCTACTGAACGTGAACCAGTTGTATTGGCATTTAAAGCACCATAGCCATAAGCAGTTAAATAAGGTGTTCCACCACCTGACGTTTGCTTGCCATAAACAGTACCCAATGCAGTAGGCGTAGCAGCAGAAGCACCACCACCAGAAGCTGCAATCGTAATTGCACCCGCAGCATTGGTAATCGTTACGTTTGTTCCCGCAGTCAATGTCGCCTTGGTCAGCGTATTGCCTGTTGAGTTACCAATTAACAGTTGACCATCTGTGTAGGATGTTTGTCCTGTACCACCATTAGCTACTGGTAATGTTCCAGTTACACCTGTGCTTAGTGGTAAGCCTGTGGCATTGGTCAAAGTACCACTTGTAGGTGTTCCTAAGATTGGGCTTACCAATGTAGGAGTATTTGCAAATACTAAAGCACCTGTTCCTGTTTCATTTGTTACAGCCGCAAGCAAATTAGCAGAAGATGGCGTACCCAAGAAAGTAGCTACACCAGTACCTAAAGAAGTTATGCCTGTGCCACCATTTGCAACTGGAAGAGTACCAGTAACACCTGTTGTTAAAGGAAGTCCTGTAGCGTTAGTCAAAACACCACTTTGAGGTGTTCCAAGAATAGGTGTGGTTAACGTAGGACTAGTTAGAGTCTTGTTTGTCAGAGTCTGTGCAGAATCACTTAGGACTGATTTATCAGCAGGATAAGTTACAAATACATCTTTAGATCCTGCAGCAAACGAGACTTTTGTATCGCTATTGCTAGACTGCAAAACAGTAGTTCTGGCAAGCGTCAATCCATCGCTAGATAACGTGCCTAATCCAATTTCAAAATCAGAACCTAGAGCAACGGCATAGTAAGTGGTGTTGCTATTGCCAACACCAGCAGAGAATGTTTGGAAGCCACTAACAGCACCACCAAGTGCAAAATCACTTGTGCCTGTTGTGGTAGTAGTTTCCTTTACCCGATCAGCAAGTACAAGTGCCATAATTAACTCAATGTAATGTCAAGATCGCCAGTAGGGATACGGAAAATATCACCTGTATCAATTGTTTTGTTTACTGTTAAATCTGCCCAAGCCAATAGATTGCCAGAAGTTGAAGCGTCAAATACGCCAACTGCAACAATGGTTCCCCATGAGGCAGTAGCGGCAGCAAACTCTACTGCGGCAGAGTTGGTACACAAAGTACCAGTTCCGCTGACAGTAAATGCTACAGATACACGGGCATAACTACCACCAGTTACTTGTGTGCCACCACCAGCATCAGTTGGTGCGGCAGTATACAAACCCACATACAAAGTAGCTGCAGGTGTATAAGATGTATTGGTAAATGCGTGTTTTAGAAGTTTATCTTCTAAGTAATCGGAAAATGAACCAGCCATATATCACCCCAAAGATCGGGCACGAACAATCGGAGTAGAAGAAACAGATGCCCTTTGATCTGCTACCTCTATGTCGCCCAAGGAGTTTGTATACAACGTACTCCAAGTGCCAAGACGCTCATCATCTTTCAAATATGGAGTTGCCTCAACCAATGCACCATATAAGTACAAGTCTGGGGCATAAGCTAGAAGCCAGTTGCTTGTGTTTGAATCACTCAACGCAGGAATCTTACCATAATAGGTAAGTTCTCCTGTATAACTACTATCTGGAGTTGCAATTACTTCTAATTGAGTACCAACAATAGTGTAATATTTTGGTTGACCAGCAGCAATGATTGCATCTTGTCGCATCAAGTCACCCTGCTTTTCAGTAATAAACTCAAGATAAGTAATTGGGTTTGTGTTTAACTGAAACTCTTTGGCCTGTAGAAAGTCTGATGGAAATGCAAAGAAAGCAGTATCTAAAGTGGCAGTAGCCCGCTTTACCATCTGGCGCACACGCAATTTACGATTAAATTTTGCTTCTGCAATAGAGATAAAGCTAGGAATAATAGAAGTCAGGTCATCCCGATTAAGATAATCAGCAATCGTTGTCTTCAATCCACTAAAGGTATCAAGTGCCATTTTCTACATCCCTACACGCTAGTGTATGCTCATGTTTGAACTCAAATGTTCCAATATGGAAGATCTCTTTAGAAAGATCTTGATCCACATATGTTTTATGCCCATTCTGGGCGGCTCTACGGCAAAACCATACATCTTCACCAATGTAGTCTTCCGCAGCGGGAACCCAAGGGATAGCAAACCAAGGATATTCCATAGATTTATAGACTTCGGATTTGACAAGCATTACACCCATCCCGCAGTAGTCTACTTCAACAAGTCCTGTTGAATCATCGTCAGTATATACCCGATTGATAAATGTTGCATCCATATCTGGGGTATTTTTCTTTACCGCAATAGGCTCAGTTGGGAATCTACGTTTAGCATAGTTTCCACAGACAATTCCTGTATCGTGTTTCAGTAAGCGAATAATGGAATCTTTGGGAAACCTCATATCGCTATCTAACCATAGGGTATGCGTACATTCAGCCGCTACTGCATCCCTAGCCAAATCCTGACGTTGTGCTGACAACAATGTGCCAGAGCTAGTGTAGATCACTACTTTGTGATTTGTTGTACCTACAGTAAATCCAACTAGCCTAGCTAAATCAAAAGCAAATCCAGAGTTAACAAAATCCCGTGTTGGAACCAAAATTCCAATGGTCTTACTATCCATTAAACTTCTCCAGGTCTTGTGCGAAATGCACGATTATCAGGGTCATTTAACCAACGCTTCATGTAAGCTTGGTCATCAAGTTTGCCTTCGGCTTTCATCTGATAAAACAAGGCCATAGGAATGGATGCAACATGGTGCATATCACCCTTCC